CCTTCCATAGACAAACTACTTAAAGGTGGTTTGGCGAAGGGGGAGATAGGTGTGATACTAGCTCCAACGGGGGTAGGTAAATCAACATTACTTACAAAAATGGCAAATCACGCATATAATCTTGGGTACAATGTTCTTCAGATATTTTTTGAGGATAACCCAAAGATTATACAAAGAAAACATTTCACATTGTGGACGGGAATATCACCTGATGAATTGGCAAATCAAAAAGAACTGGTGATGAAAAAGGTTATTGAAATTAAGGAGACACTACCAAATAGATTAGTCCTTAAAAAATTACCTTCCGACACAATGACAATGTTACAGATTAAAAACCAAATCAGAAAGATGATTGCTGAGGGTAATAAAATTGATATGGTACTTTTGGATTATATTGATTGTGTTGTCCCCGACAAAAATCTTGGTGATGAGTGGAAAAGCGAAGGTTCAGTTATGAGAGGTTTTGAGGCCATGTGTCATGAACTTAATTTAGTTGGCTGGACTGCAACACAAGGTAACAGAAGTTCAATATCTTCTGAGGTCGTTACCACAGACCAAATGGGTGGCTCCATTAAAAAAGCCCAAGTTGGACACGTTATCATTTCAGTCGCTAAAACTCTACAGCAAAAAGAAATGAAATTGGCGACAATCGCTATCACAAAATCTCGTATTGGCCCCGATGGAATCATCTTTGAGAACTGTAAATTTGATAACGAATTATTGGTTATTGACACCGAAAGTTCCGTAACGTTCTTAGGTTTTGAAGAAAACAAAGAAGTACAACAAAAGAACAGAGTTAAAGAGTTATTGGAGAAGAGAAAAGAAAGAGAATCACAAAACAAATAAACTAAAAAAGAAAAATGAATAAAATGAATTTTAAAGACATTGAAGTGCCTTGGGGAGAAATTGGATATATTACCTTCAAGAGAACATATTCTAGAAGAATTAAAGAAGACGACCCAAATTCAAAAACAGAAGAATTTTGGCAAGTGGTACAAAGAGAAATAGACGCATCGGATAAACAACTTAATGTTGGATTTACAGAAAAAGAAAAACAACGATATGCTGAATTGAGGATGAATCTTAAATTTTCAACTGCAGGTAGATTTATGTGGCAATTAGGTACAAAAACAGTAGATAAATTAGGTTTACCTTCTTTACAAAACTGTGCATTTACAGTCGTTAACAATCCAATAAGACCATTTACGTGGTGTTTTGAAATGTTGATGTTAGGAAGTGGTGTTGGATATAATATACAAAAACATAATGTTTATCAATTACCAAAACTTAAAGGTAAAATAAAAATAGAAAGAAAAGATACAGGAGACGCTGATTATATTGTGCCAGATACAAGAGAAGGTTGGGTGAAACTACTCGGAAAATTACTTAAAGCTCATTTTTATGGTGGAGAAGGATTTACTTATTCCACTATTTGTATTCGTTCAAAAGGTGCTCCCATTAAAGGTTTTGGTGGAACTGCTTCAGGTCCTGAAGATTTATGTTGGGGGATTGGAGAAATACATAGAATATTAAATTCAAGGGCGAATAAAAAATTAAGACCTATAGATTGTTTAGATATAATGAATATAATAGGTTCGGTTGTTGTTGCTGGAAATGTAAGACGTTCGGCTCAGATAGCTTTAGGAGATTATGATGATTTGGAATTCTTGAAATCAAAAAGATGGGATTTAGGAAGTATACCAAATTGGAGGTCTATGAGTAATAATTCTGTAATTGCACCTGAAAACATAGATGATTTACCAAATGAATTTTGGGAGACATATAATCAAGGAGAACCATACGGATTGATTAATTTGGAACTTGCTAAAACTGTTGGTAGGACAGGTGAAACTCAATACCCTGACCCTGAAGTTGAAGGATTTAACCCTTGTGCTGAACAATCATTAGCAAATTTTGAGACGTGTTGTCTTGCTGAAGTTTATTTACCAAACATTATAAATTATGATGAATTGAAAGAAGTATTAATGTTTGCTTATAGGATGAATAAACACTCTTTATCATTACATTGTTCTCTCAAAGAGACAGAAACTATTGTTAATAAAAATATGAGAATGGGTATTGGGATGACAGGAATATTACAAGCAACTGAAGAACAAAGAAGTTGGTTAAAAGAAGCTTATAAGTGGTTACGTGGTTACGATAAATGGTATTCGGGTGAAAAAGGTTTTCCTGAAAGTATTAAATTAACTACTGTAAAACCTAGTGGTACGTTAAGTTTATTGGCGGGAGTAACACCAGGAGTTCATCCAAATCCTGCTGGACCCCATTACATAAGAAGAGTGAGAATATCATCTCAATCTCCTTTAATTGATATTTGCAGAAAACACGGATTCCCAGTTGAATATCAAAGAAAATTTGATGGTTCTGAAGACAAATCAACAGTGGTAGTATCATTTCCTTGTAAATTACCTGAAACAACACCAGTGGCTGCAGATTATGATTGGAAAACGCAAATGGATATGGTGAGAAAGATGCAATCAGAATGGTCTGATAATTCAGTAAGTTGTACTGTTTATTATAAGAAAGAAGATATTGAGGATATTAAACAATATTTAAGAGAACATTTTAGAAATGAAATAAAAACAGTATCTTTTTTACTATACTATGGACACGGGTTTGACCAAGCACCTTATGAAACAATAAGTAAAGAAGTATATGAAGAGATGGTTAAAAAAACAAAACCTATAACTTCAATAGAAATAAAAGAGGATGAAATGGAGTTACAAGATTGTATAACAGGAGCGTGTCCAATTAAATAACAAAAAAAAGATTATAAAATAAAAGGTCGGATTAATCCGACCTTTTCAATTATTAGTGGTATTTACTATAAACACTAATTATGTTATTGAAAGAAAATGCTATCAGGAGAGAAAGAATATATAAAGGTAAAAATAGATATTATAATTTTATCTTTGAATGTTATGGATGTGGTAAAGAACTTAATGTACAATCATCATCACTAAAAACTCATTCAGGTAAATGTAGAAGATGTTCGCAAATTGGAGAACCCTACAGGTACATTTATAACGAACTAAAATTACACAAAAAATTCAGTGCAATTGTTGAACTTACATTTGAAGAATTTATGAATGTAATAAAAGAACGAAAGTGCCATTATTGTGATGATGATGTGGAATATCACGAACATACAAGAAATTGGGGAGTTCCAAATAGTAGAGCTCATCATTTAGATAGAAAAAATAACGATTTGGGTTATACAAAAGATAATGTAGTTACTTGTTGTTGGGAATGTAATAGGTTAAAATCTGATAGATTTACGTATGAAGAATTTATACAATTATCACCAATATTAAAAAAAATACAAATTGAAAGAAAACGAAAAGAAACATTCTAAACTTCTCCCTTCTTATTATTATTTTAACGAAAAGGGTTTATTAGTTTTTACTGAGGACTATCATTTAAGTAGAGGACATTGTTGTGGAAATAAATGTTTGCATTGTTGTTATGACCCGAAACATGAAAAAGGGGTAACAAACATAAAAAAAACTAATACATAATATTTATTTGTATGTCAAATGGTAAAACATACGGTATAGCGTTTCCCTTTAATATTTCAAATCAAGGTAAGTACCTAAGATTAACTCAAACCGCTAATGATGAAATTAGAACTGATTTAATTCATTTACTCTTAACAAGAAAAGGTTCAAGATATTTTTTACCTGATTTTGGTACAAGATTATATGAATATATATTTGAACCAATGGATAGTCCAACCTTTAATAATATTGAGTCGGATATTAGGGAGGCTTGTGAAAAATACATGACACAACTTAAAATAACTAATATTTCTATAAAGGCGGCATCAGATGAAGAAGAAGTTAATGTTGTTACTACGGCAGGAAATGTTATTAATAAAGAATTTAATGTGCCGAATTCAAGTACTCAACCATACACAGCAAAGGTTAGAATTGATTATGCGATAACAGACGATGTATTTAATTCAAGAGATTTTGTAATACTTAATATTTAATATTATATGGGAGAAAAAAGAATATCATATTCCGTAAGGGATTTTCAATCAATAAGAACAGAATTAATAAATTTTGTTAAAACATATTATCCAGAATTAATAGATAATTTTAACGATGCGTCTGTTTTTTCTATGTTCTTGGATTTGAATGCTGCGGTATCAGATAATTTACATTACCATATTGATAGAAGTATTCAAGAAACGGTATTACAATACGCACAACAAAAATCATCAATATATAATATTGCCAGAACTTATGGATTAAAATTACCAGGACAAAGACCTTCAGTTGCTTTAGTTGATTTTTCAATTACAGTTCCAGCTAATGGAGATAGACCTGATGAAAGATATTTGGGTTTGTTAAGAAAGGGAAGTCAAGTTATTGGTGCGGGACAAGTATTTGAAACTGTTAATGATATTGATTTTACATCACCCTTCAATTCTGAAGGTTTTCCAAATAGAACTATTCGTCCTAATACTAATGGTAATAATACATTGGTAAATTATACTATAACAAAACGAGAAATTGTAGTTAATGGTATTACAAAAGTTTTTAAACAAACAATAACTCCTGGTGATGTTAAACCTTTTTATGAGTTATTTTTACCTGAAAAAAAT